CACGAGGATATCGCTGGAGAGGTCTTCGATGCTTTCCTATTCGGGTGCCTCGAGTATGTCGTGCGCCATGCTGATGTGCACGCGGCCCGACAGGTCACGGCTGAGACTGGTGCTGTCGGCGTTCCAGATTCTGAGGGTGCGGCCCTCGGTGCGCCAGTCGATGGCACCGCCGCCCACCATGCTCGAAAGCATGCTGTTCAGGCTCGTGCCCAACGAGTAGTAGAGCGTGTACACGCTCTTCCAGTTCGCGCCAGCCGCGTCCTTGCCGGTGTCGAAACCGGGGGCCAAAACGAGGCCGGCACCCTTGCGGGCCTTGTTCTCATCGAGAATCGTTCTGATGATGGTGCCGGGGTTCTTCGACAGGAACGCGCGCTTGCCCTTGTTGTCGCCGTCCGCTATCAGATGCGCGGTGTCGTTGTTCAGAATCTTGTTGGCCAGCCAGCCCATGCTCTGGCAGGTGAGCGTCACCGTGTCCGACACGTCTTCGGCGTTGCGGGAGCGGCCGATGAGCAGGTAGCGGCAGTTGTAGGGTTCGCTCCATGTTCCGCCGTCACTGACCTCGAGCCCGATCTCGAGCCCCTGTTCGAGGCCGCGTTTCAGGATTCCGCCGCCGACGGTACGACGGCTGTAGACGACCTTGAGTGCTCCGAGGTCGTTGTTGACGATGCTCGCGTCCCATGAGAGCGGTGCGGGCAGGTTGCCGAGCCTGCCGCCGTTGGGCAGGTAGGCGACGAGGCGAGCGTGCAGTGTCTTGACCATAAGGGGACTCCAGACGTTGAAAACCGGCGCGGAAATTGCATAGAAGGGGAATACGGGGTCTACCACCATGCGCGGCGCACGTGCACGAGCAATGGCTCGCCGCTGCCGGTGATCTTCGACGTGAGCCGGTAGCCGTTGTCCACCGGGTTCGGCCAGCATTGCAGCAGGCCGCCCGCCGGATAATCCAAGCCGCCGGTCACGTCCGTGCCAGATTGCGTCCACTGATGATCCGCCGTGGACTGCCATGCGAGGCAGTTGCCCACGTCCACATACGTGTAGGCGTTCGCGTTGGCCGCACCCTGCCAGATGACGCCCGTGTTCGACGTGGGGTCGGTGACCGAGGCGCTGCTCACGCCCTTGGGCAGCCGTATTATCGGATCGGTGACGGGCGCGTCACCGAACATGCCATCCGGTATGCCCGACGACAACGGGATCAGCAGCGACGGCGAATTGTTCGGCTCACCAATCCACATGGTCACGAAATCCGCCATGAGACTGGTCGAATCGTTCGCCGCGCCACTCCAGCGCGTCCAGTATTCCTGCCGCCATTGCACGGCTGACGGCCACAGCCAGTCCGTTGTGTTCGCCGCCACCTGACGGTCATACGCGACCGGATCGCGCCACCACACTTGGGGCATGGCGAACACCGCCGTGAACGGGGTGAGCCTGTCCAGCACGGTGCCTCCGTCGTCGGCCTCCAGACTGGCGAGCTCCACGACGGCCTGCTGTCTCCGCCCGTTGACCCGACGGCCCAATGTCAGGCTTGGTGCCGTGCACAGGCGCGCCAGGCGGCTCGAATCCAAACCCGCGGCATCAGCGCGGCCCAATGCTCCCGCACGGAACGCGGTGACCTTGAGCGTCACGCTGCGTTCCTCGAACGATGGGGCGAAACCGGATGGTATCGTGCCATGCCGGAACGGGGCGCTGACCTTGCTGCGGGACACGGAGACCCCAGCGAACAGGGTGCTGCCCAACGTGACCCGGCAATACTGGGAGTCGAGGGCCACGCCGTTGAGCGCGTAATCGACACCGGCCATAAGCAACCCCCTTTAGATTCCGACCGTCAGCTTGTCGAGACTGTCGTTCGTGGCGAGTGGCCACGGGTCGGCCTGCGGATAGTAGTTGGTGATGTTCACGTTCGACGCGCCCGCTTGCGGTTGCATGGCGTCCGTGGACGGCGTGTACACTATGCGCCGGTTCATCGTGGCCGCGTCGTACGTGCGGTTGGCGGGCAGCAGGTCGTTGATGTCGGGCATGAGCCCGCCGATCATGCTGCCCATGGAGGCGTTCACATAGCGTGCGGAAGCGTCGATGCCGTTGGCGAGGCCAAGGCCCATCATCATGCCGATCTGGTCGCGGAACAGGCGTGAGGGGGAGTGGATGCCGAGCATGCGCTTCACGTTGGCGATGGCGGCATTCATGCCGCCGAGAATCGCCGAGCCGACCCGGCCTATGCTGCCCATGATGCCGCTGACGATGCCCTCGACGATGTTGCGTCCGATGGACACCACACGGCCCGGTATCGAGGCGAGCGTGTTGACGATGTTGCTCAAAAACTGTCGTCCGGCGTTGAGCGCGCCCTGCCCCATCTGACCGGCGAAGGCCCCGACGTTCGATATCACGCCGCGCAGGTAGGCGGCGATGCATCCGGGCAGCTGAGATACGAACTGGATCACATTCCGTATGAAACTGCTGCCGGCCTGCGCCGCGTTCGACGCCATCTGTCCTGCCCAGTTGGCCGCGCCGGTCAGCACGTTCACGAGGAACGCCCATATCCTGCCGGGCAATTGGGAAATGAACGTGGCCATGTTGTTGAGGAACTGGCTTCCGGCCTCGCTGGCCTTGCCGGCCATCTGCGCCACCCAATTGGCCGTGTTCGTGACGGTGGCGACCAGCCAGTTCCAGATATTGCCTGGCAGCTGGGATATAAACGTGCCCGCGTTCTGCACGAACTGTGTGCCAGCGTCGATGGCCTTCTGACCCATAAGCGCGACCCATGCGACCACGAACGTGATCGAATAGGACAGCCAGTAGGCAATCGTCTCAGGCAAGTGCGTGATGAAGTACACGACGTTCTGCACGAACTGGTTCCCGGCGGTCCACGCGGATTGCGCGAGACAGGTGGCCCATTCGCCCACAGCCGTGAGCAGGTTCGACAATGCGCTGCCGATACGTTCCGGCAGCCGCTGAAACCATTGGACGACGGACTGGAACGCATTGGGAAGCGTCTGCGTGAAGAAGTTCGCGATGTTCTGGCCGAGACTGGTGACGGCATCGACCGTCTTCTGCCATGCAGAGGAGACGAACGACGTGAACGCCGCCCACGCCTTGCGACCCGTCTCAGTCTGCGTGAAGAACCAGACCAGTGCGGCGACCAGCGCCGATATCGCGGTGACGACCAGCATGATTGGGTTCGCGTTCATAGCCGCGTTCAACAGCCACTGCTTTGCGGCGGCGACGGTGTCAGCGAGGCTGAACGCCTTGATGAAGCCGACCACGGTCGTGATGATCGAGAACAGCTTGAACGCGCCATATCCCGCCATGACCGCGACCGCGAGCGCCTGCATCCAGTCGGCGTTCTGCTGGACGAACGTGCCGACCGACTGGAGCATGCCGCCGATGCTGCCCAGAATATTGGAGAGCTGCTGGGCGGCCCCGCCGGCACTGTACGCGCCGCCGGTGAAGCCGAGCAGGCTGCCGATGACGCCGGCGAACGGGCCGACGACCGAACAGACCACGCCGGCGATGCTTTTCACCCCGTTGGCGAACGTCTGCACGCCCTCGGTTTTCATGAGCGCGCCCGTGAGGTCGTTCACCCACTGCATCGCCTTGCCGATGCCGTCGCCCAACGCAGTGACCGCTCCGGTGATGTACGGTTTGACGGTGTTGACGATGTTCGCCGCACCGTCCACGATGGTGGCCTCGAGATTGCCGAACGCGCCCTCGAACGTCTGCGTGCTCTCCGCCGCCTTGATCGCGCCGTCGTTCATGCCCAGTTGCATGAGCGCGTCGTTGAACTCCTGTGAGGTGATCTCGCCTTTTGCCATCGCGTCGCGGAAGTTGCCCGTGTACGCGCCGTTCTTGAGCATCGCCTCCTGGAGCTTGCCCGAAGCGCCTGGGATCGCGTCGGCCAGCTGGTTCCAGTTCTCCGTGGTCAGCTTGCCTGCGCCGGCGGTCTGGGTGAGCATCATCGCGACGCTTTTGAACGTTTCGCTGTTGCCGCCCGCGACCGCGTTCAGGTTGCCGGCCGCTTCGGCGAGCTTGTCGTAGTTCGGCACGCCGTTGGCGGCCAGCTGGGCGGTGGTGTTGCGGATGTCGTCGATGCCGTAGACGGTCTTGTTCGCGTACTCCTGCGTGGACGTGGTCAGTTTCTTGATCTGGTCGGCCCCGACGCCGGCGAAGTCCAGTGTCTGTGCGAACTTCTGGGTCGAATCCGATGCGTCGAGGATCTGCCCGGACAGGCCGGAGAACACGCCGATGACCTTCGTGGCGATGCTGGATGCGACGCCGCTGATCACGCCGAGCTTCGCGGAGAATCCCCTGGAGAAGCCGCCGCCGGCGGTGTCGCCGGCTTTCTGGCCGACCGATTTGGATGGCCCGTCGAACGCGCTTTCGATGGCCTTGCCCACGCCCTTCATGCTGGGCACGATCTGCACGTACGCCTGAGCCAGCTGGTATGCCATGACCGTGCCTCTCTATTCGGTTATTCGTTGTGGGTGAAGGGTTTCGTCTCCACGTCCGTGAAGTCGCGGCTCATGAACTCGTCGAGTTCGGCGACGGTCAGGGCCATGGGCTTGATGGTGCGCGTCCTGCGCGTTGCTTCCCCGGAGTCCTCCGGATTGGAGGGGTTCGCGACGGCATGGCCGCTTCCGTTGCCGGGTCGTGGCAGCGGTTCGGGTTGTGGGCCGCGTTTCTTCGGGTCGGCGTTGCCCCACATCCACATGTTCATCTGGTCGATCCGCGCGGCCATCAGATACTGGTCGAGCGTCCAGGCGGCCGGAACGTCCAGCCTCTGCCACACCAGTGAGCCCGCAGGCAGGTTCACCGCCAGCGCTGCCGCTTCCAATGGATCCAGCTCATAGACGCTAAGCCCGTATACGCGCCGCATGTCCGCCGCCAACTGGTCGGGGCAGGCATGCAGCAGGTATACGAGCGTCATGAGTTTGGGGATTCCTCGTTCAGACGCGCGAACAGTTCCTGCAGGAACTCGCCCATGGCGTCTCCGGTGATGCGTCCGGTTTCGGGGTCGCGCAGACGGTTCTTGATGCGCCCGTAGTCCTTGGCTGAGAACATGCCGCGCAGGAACGGTACCACGCTCAGCGCATTGTTCTGTGGGTCGGACTGGAGGTCGTAGAGGGATTCCATGAGCTCCCAGTCGTTGAGCTTGGCCGGGTCCAGTGTCAGGACGAGCCCTTTGACGGTGACGGTGCGTGGCTTGCCCTGCGCGGGCTTGTGATCCTGCGGACGGCTGCCGGGAACATTGTTGGCGGGGTTGCCGGAACGGTGGCGGTTTCGTGACATGATGACTTCTCCAAAAGACTAGTGAAAACGACTTCCACGGTTGAACGAAGAAAAGGTTCCCGCGTCGTGGGAAGTCGTTCGAAGCGCGACGCGGGAAGAACCGTCATTCGGCGGCCGGAACCTCTTCGGCGGTTTCGGCGTTCTCGTCGCCGTTGGCCGGGTCGACGACCTTGCCGAGCAGGGCCTCGGTGACGGCGGCGCTCTCGCTGACAGCCGTGGCCCTGCCGATGTATTCGATGGCGGTGACGCCGTTGCCCATGTCGTTTGCGGACACGGTGATGTCGTACACCTGAGCGTCGCCGGCATGCACCTGTCGGTCGCCGAACTCGGCGCGCGTGCCGTTGCCGATCACGAGGCGGTCCTTCACATTGCCGGTCATCGCGATTTCGAACACGAGCACGAAGTCCTCGTCGGAGGGCATCTGGTGCTTGATGGTCATGCTCTTATCCGTGCCGGTGACCGCGTCCGAGTTGTAGCGCATCTTGGCGGCCTCGGCGCGCAGCACCTCCAGCAGCGCGAACTGGTAGGACTCGGTGTAGTTTGTGATGACCTTCATCACTGTCGTGCCGTTGGCGTCCTTGATATCGGTGGTGTCGGTGTCGGTAGTGTTGGTCAGACCGTCCTAGGACAGGTACCCGAGCAGTTTGAACGCCGCGGCCAGCGGGGTGGAGGAATCGGTGGGCAGCGCGGTGCCGGACGGTGCCCAGTAGGCGTAGCCGCCGACCTTGAACTTGCCCAACGACACCATGGTGGAATCGTTGGTGGTGGAACCAGCCATGATTTAGACCTTTCGTTAGTCGTCTGATTTGACGGTGAGTTGTATGAGTATCTGGTAGCGGGGCCGCCCGTCCGGCATGGGGAAATGCGTGCGGCCGGCGATGTCGATGTCGGCGACCTCGGGCAACTCCGTTATGCGTTTGAGGCGGGGGAGTATGAGTTTCGCCGCAGCCTCGGAGACCAGCCAGCGCGACTCGCCCCACACCTGCACCGCGATAAGCGGCAGGCTGCGGAACCGTTCGTCCGAGCCTCCCACCTGTTCGACGGTGACGAACGGCAGCGGGTGCGTGGCCGATGATCCGGCGGGCACGTCGAAACTGGCCGGATATTCGGCCTTGATCGTCGGGTCCGCGTTGAGCCAGTCCATGACGAGTTTTTCCGCGTTCACGGCCATCAGCCGCCACCTCCCAACGCCTTGGCCAACGTGTTGTGGGCCGCGTTATCGACGCGCGCGGCGGTGTTCTCCGTGTGCACGAGCGCGGTGGCTCCCTCGGGGCTTGGCTGAGGGCCCAACGCCGTATACATGGGCTGGCCCGCATGTGTGGGCGAGCCCATGGCGTTCGCCCTCGCCGCGAGCTTCCGAGCCTCGCCTATGGCGGCCTTGGAACCCTCGTTGCGCCGGTATGCCTGAAACGCCGAATAATTCAGTTTCACCATCTTGACCATGGTTATCCCTCCGTGTCGGTGACTTCGACCTTGAGGTTCCATGCGGTCGGCTTCATGCCGCCGTCCAAAGGCCTCGGGTCTCCGACCACCTTGTAGTCATGGGAATCGATGCGCACCATCGCCCCGCGTAGACTCCGGTATGCGTAGCTGCGGGGGAAGAAGCAGGTGAATGCAACGGTCACGCCGTCAGGTCGAATCGAGTCGGTGGCGTTGCTCATCGCGCCGGGCGAGACAAGCACGTTGCCAACCGACTCGATATCAACCTTGGTGACTGGCGAGCCGCCGGGGTCTGTCCCACCGGTGGACGTGTAGCGCAGCACCTTCACGGTCTCGCCCCTCATGACGCCTCCCCGCTCGACAGGTCGACGCTGTAAAAGCGTTGGCCGGTGAGCCCAAGCGCCTTCTTCTGTCCCTTGGACAGATAGAATTCGCCGCGAGGATTCGAGAAGGTCATCGACTGAGTGAAACTGCCCGCCGTGAGACTGAGATTGCTGGCACCGGTCGTATCGAAACCGGCACCCTCGGTCTGCATGTCGGACGAGATCACATCCTTGGCGAGCTCGCAGGCGATGCGTTCCAACGTGGCGGATGCGATATCGCGCCATCCGGGACACTGCTCGCGAATGAACTGCGATGCATCAGCCAGCCGCTGGTCAACATAATCCGGGTCGTCCGGCATCTGCTTCCAGCGTTTGAACAATTCCGTGTGGGTGGCGAATGGGTTTTCTTCCGTTTCGTCGGCCATAACGCACCTCCCCACGTCAGACGGCGATGACACCGATCGCGCGCAACTGGGCGAGGATGCTGTTGACCTTCGTGGCGATGACCGCCGCATCCGCGCCGCTCTCGAGATTCGGGATCGCGGCACCTTTCTTGACGCCACCCAACGCCTCAGCCGTGGCGGCGGGCAGCGTGTAGGCGGGCGGAATCGTCGGCTTGTTCGACAGGTCGTTGTAGCTTCCACTGAAGCTGGACGTTCCCGCGCCAATGGCCTTGCGCGCGCCGGCTGCATCCGTGGCTTTGAGCACCGCCTTGCCGGTGTTGGTGGCACCGGCAAGCGTGTCGGCGGTGGGAGCGCCGCCGACATCGACCGGATTGCCTTCCCCGTCAAAAACGGCCACCTGAGCGATAATCTCGCCGTCAGTCGGCTTCGGTTGACGCACGAACTGTATCTGCTTGTTCAGTCCCATGGCCATCACGCTCCGGTGGACGTCGATGCCGGCGTGATGACGTACGCCGGGAAGCGCTTCGTCTTGTCGGGCTGCACGTCGTTGATGGGGTTGGCGATCTGGAAGCCGACGCGGAACACGACGCGCATGGCGACGCAATCCTGCTGCGCGAGGTTCAGAATCACCTTGCCGTTATCGTCAGAGATAACCGACTGGTCAAGCATCTTGTAGGTGATGTCCTGACGGATGCCGACCACGAAGTTCGACCAGTCGGCACCGAGCAGCGTGGCCTTGGTAGCATCCCATGCGCCGTTGTCTACCTCGTTGAGGCCGAAGCCGTACAGGGTGGACGGCGCGCCGGAGGCGAGCGAGGGCACGTAGATCGGGCTGCCGTTGGCATTGCGCAGGCCGATAAGCTCCCAGTTCAGGCCCGGCTTGCTGGCGAAGCCGTTCATGGCGAAGCCCTGTTCGGCGAGCTTCTGACCCATGGAGGCCACGTCCTTGGCGAGGTCCTTGCCCTGGGTGAGCGTGTTGTGCGCCGCGATGGCCTGCGGGATGATGCCGTCAGGGAAGCTGGAAGGCTTGTCCACGCCGAACAGGGTCGACTGATCCAGCTTGTAGCCAAGTGCGGAAGCCAGACGCGGCATGACCTCCGGCCAGATGGGGATGCCGGAATCCGCGATAACGGCCTCGGGGATGGGCACGATGGCCGCAAGCTCCTCGGCCGTGATGCTCAGGCCCGACCATTTCATCTTCGTGGTCTGCTTCAGGCCGGTATCGCCGCCAACCCAGTAGGCGATCGGCTTGGAGTCAAGCACCGGCTGCGTGCGCGTGCGGGTGCTCATGCGAATCTGACGCATACGGGTCAGGGATACGCTCGACTTGGGAGCGTCCTGGATAATCTGGGTGGCGTATTCGGTGGGGATGAGTCCGCCGCCGAGGTCGCTGCTGGTGATGATGGAGTTCACGTTGGAAGCCATCGTCATACCTTCTTTCTATGGAGGGGGTTATTTCTGCTTTTGTTTGAGGAACTGGTCACGGATCCAGTCGCCGGATGTGTCGGATGGTGCGGGCGGCTGGTTGGATTCGGATGCGGCATGCACCGTGGGCTTGGTTTTGTCGGTGATGTAGTCGGCGAGCGCCTTGCCGTTGGCTTGCATTTCTTCGAGGGTGGAGCCGTGGAGCAGTGCGATGGGCACGCCGGTTTCCTTGGAGACCTGCGTCTTCCATTCGTTCTGCTGTTTTTCCGCCTCGTAGGCGGCGTTCTTGGCTTCAAGCTCTTTGATGTGCTTGGCTGTCTTTTCGGCTTCGGACAGTTGGGCCTCCTTGAGCTGTTGCAGTTCGTCGGCGGCTGCCTTGTTGTCCTTGGCGCGTTTCTCCCATTCGCGGGAATGGGCGACGGCCTCCCGGTATTTGGCCTCGTAGTCGATTTCGGGCGGCTTCGCTCCGTTCTCGGCCGATGCCGCCTGCTGGTTGCCGTTGGCCTCTTCGGTCATGGTTCCTCCTAGTGGGTTGGGCCCGTTTCGGGCATAAAAAAACCACCCGTGCGGGTGGTTGGGGAAAATTCAGTACGAACGGGACGGTCTGGGTACTCCATACCCGTCCTTGTATCGGTCGGGGTAAAGCCGGCGCATCAGGTAGACAAGCGTGTTCGGGTCGTTGGGATTGTCGGGATTGCCTTTTGTGGTGGCCTTTATCATCCGATAGGTGTCGTCGTCCAGGCCGCCGTTCTCGATGAGGCTGCGGGCGTGCATGTATTCCGAGTACATGCGGTCGGGGTCGTAGCCCTCGATGTGCGCTTGGTCCCTGTCCCATTCGGGCACGATCTGGCAGTCGCAGTCGTCGTGGAACAGGCTGAACGAGCCTTTGGCGTATTTCGCGGTTTTCTCGCTGTGGTACACCCAGCCTCGCGAGCAGAGCATCGTGCAGAACGCGCACGTCTTCGCGCCTCTCGGCACGCGCGCGTACCGTGGTTCGGACGGGTCGTGCTCGCACAGGCGGGCAACGGTTTCACGCCCCGAATACATGACCCAGCGTTGCATCGCGCCGACCAGATACGCCTGCATGGTCTGCGGGTCCGTCCACAGGTGGCCGGCCTGCCAGCGTATGGTCTTGTCGATGCCGTCGCCGGGGAAAGAGTCGGATAGGTCGTACTCCCACGGGTCTGGCACCGATTCGCCACGGACGCGCATATACCATTCATAGGCGGCATGCGCCGCGAGGTCGCCGTATTTGACGACCAGTTGCGGCACGTAGTCGAGCAGCATGTCACGCTGCCATTCAGGGCTGAGCTGTTGCAGCGTCTCCCACAGTTTCGCCAGATCGCGGCGCGCCAGTTCCACCGCCCTGGCTTGGCTGGCTTGCAACTGGTTCAGTTGCCGGTTGTCCGTCATCCTTGTTGCCTCCGTTCACGAGGGAGTCAAGCACGCTGCGGGTTTCGGCCTTGCGCTTGTCGGCCAACAGGCGTGTGATGTCGGAATCCGTGTAGCCGAGCTTCTCCAACACCACGTCGGAGTTGGCGAGCCATGGAATGGCCGTCACCTGCTTCACGATGGCATCGGAGAGCGCGGCCTGCGATGGGCGTTCGGGGTCACGCCAGTTGACCTGCAGGCGGTCGAGCTCGTCGCTGTCCTCGCTGGTGCCGTTGAGTATGGCGATGTCCCTCGCGGCCTTGCGTAGCTGCACGCCGATGGCGCGGCAGGCGTTCTTCGCCTCGATGACAAGCTCGCTTTCCGCCGCCATGATCGCGTCGGACGAGGAAGGGCCGGAATCCGTCATCACGCCGAACTGGCTGAGCGGCACGCCGGTCGCGCCGCTCATGCGTGCCGCGAGGGCGCGAAGCATGTCGGTGTGCGGCTGCATGGTCATCTGCGTGAACTGGCCGATGGTGGGTGCCTGGCCGTCCTCGTTGAGGCTGATGTTGAGCATCTTCGAGATGGTGGCTTCCCAGCCGGTCAGCTTCTTGCCGTTCCTGTCCTCGGGCGGCTCGTCCGCGCCGATGAGGTAGCGCTGAGGGCTCGAATAGAATTCGGCGCTTACCTCCATGCGCAGCATCGTGCGCACCGCCGTGTCGGTGATGCTCATGACCTCGCGGCTGATGCGCGAGCGGCCAAAGGGGCGGTTCAGGTCCTGATGGTAGGGGATCAGGTAAACGGGCACATGATCCATGTACGTGTTCCGGGGAGCGTCCGCATGATAGCGGCCTGATTGCGCGCGGCGTATACGAATCGTGTAGCCGGGCATGTAGAGCATGAGCTCGGAAGGCACGATGGTGTTCGCCTGCGCGTACTGGGAACGGTCGATATCGGTTATCGACAACGCCGCCGACAGGCCGCGACGGGCGTAATCCCACAGGCCGGTCTCATAGAGCGCGCTGCGGAACGATACCGACACCTTCGAGCGCAGACCATCCTCGGGTTCCGCGCTGCGCACATTCAGGAACGAGCATGAATGGGTGAGCGCGCTGCGGATGGCCTGCGGCAGTTCCACGTCGAAGTCGTTGTCGGAAAGAATCGAATCCAAACCCAACGGGTCGCGGCCGTCGTCGCCGACTCCAACGAAACCATCGAACACGATGCGGTCGGCCAAAGCGTCCACCGATTTCTGCGGCCAGCCCACGACCTCGCTTATCCCCGCCATGCTGTCCGGCACAGCGATGGACAGATTCTTAAGCTCGTTTCGTCCGTCGTAGTATTTGGTGCGCAAAAGGTTACGTTCGAGC